CGGTCTTCCTCTGACAGCATCTCTCGGGACACCTCGTCCTTCGCGATAACCTCCAGGACGTTGCCCATCACATCACGCTGGACGACGTAGCTGTCCATACGGTAGACGCGAATGTCACCATCCGGCGGGAGATAGATCAGGACGTTGCCGCCAACGATCAGGTGCTTCAGTGCTAGGAAGATCGGGGACCGTAGCCCGGAGGCTTCGATCTCGGACTGGACAGCCCGTTCGATTTTGTTAAGCCCCTCGTCTACCATAGCTCGACCACCAGGCCGACCAGTCATCTCATCGAGGGTGAAGTCATCGACGATAAGCCGGAAGAAGGGAGAGTTGGGGGGAAGGAGAGACAGTAGTAGTTTGGAGGCTAGGTTATTCACTCCTCGAGCGCCGATGGACTGCCACGGGGTGTAGTACTCTGTGGTAGGTCCGTGTCCATCAGGAGGGATCAGGGTTGGCTGAGTAAGCTCAGAACAACGCTGCGCCCTCGAGAGGAACGACCGGCGACCATCTTCAAGTTGCGAGTATCTCGCTTCTAGTGTCTTATCGCCTGTATTCATTGTTTAGTCCTTATATGGGAATTGAGAGGCCGCTAGAGCCACCACTGGAGGAGTCGGTTGGGATACCAAGTCCATCGGTGCGGTACTTCTTCGTGCCTGCTGCCTTGTTCGCCATACTATCCGCTGTCTTCGGAGCCGTGTTGCCAGGAGCGGATTGCTCAAGTACCGGAGGAGGAGCTGGAGGTGGCGGCGGAGGCGGAGCGGGATCGGGGGAATTTCCGAAACACATGTCACATTTCTCCTAGTGAGTTTTGAGTTAGTTCGTTGTAGATCATGCGGAGATGACGGGCTACGCCGACCGCTCCACGGTTCATCCAGATTTCTCGCTCAGTTTGCGTCGGCTCTGGGGCCGTGTCGGGATAGAGCTTCTCTAGATACTTGATCAGCTCTTCCGAGATGTAAGGAAGTTTGTCTTCGTCCATCATATTAAATCTCACAAGTTCGGATGCCGGTTGAAGGATCAAAGGTACAAGCCTCGGCCTTTGGTTCGTCCTCCTTCGGTGCATTCAGGATGCCAAATCGTTTACCAGAGGCTCGGAATGTCGTGAGCCCTTTGGCTCCACCTTTCCAACCTTGGATGTACAGGTCCTTGAACTCATCGAACTCCACGTCATCGCCTACGTTACACGTCTTCGAGACGGCACTGTCCACAAACCGCTGGGCGGAACAGAGGACATCAACGTGGGCCTTTGCATCCACCTTGTCAGCAGTGACGCCTTCAATGGCGAAGTCCCGGTAGGCATAGTCCTCGACACGTTCTACTCGGGGCCCATCAAAGGTCTGGATCGTGCGGTCATAGTGTAGGAGGTACGGAGGCTCGATGCCGGACGAGACGTTATCTGCTGTGAGCGAGATGGTGCCGGTCGGGGCAATGGAGGTGAGGTGTGAGTTACGCATACCGAACTCCTCGATGGATCGAAACACACTGTCTGGGAGTGTTTGTACGAAGTTGCTCTCGAGGTATCGCTCTTTGTCGAACAGAGGGAACGAACCCTTCTCTTCAGCCGTCCATGAGGAGGATAGATAGAGATTGGTGTTCAGGTCTGCGAGGATGTACGATTGCTGTTGTAGGTATTCTGGGGAACCATAGCGGAAGCCACAGGCCTCTAGTGCATTGGCCATCCCAGTGACACCGATGCCCATCCTGCGTGTGGCCTTGGCCTCACGCTCCTGCTGATTGAGTGGGTAGATGGTGCGGTCGATCACATTGTCCATAGCACGATGGACAGGATAAATATCACGGATAAGCTGATGCCTATCGAAAATGCGATTTCCTTCATTATCGTTCTTGACATATTTCACCATGTTGAAGGAGCCAAGAAGGCAGGCTCCGTATGGTGGTAGGGGCTGTTCGCCGCAAGGGTTCGTAGCCTCGATAGTTTCACAGTAACGAAGGTTGTTCATGCGGTTGATCTGGTCGATGAACAGAACACCCGGTTCTGCCCAGTCCCACGTACTGCGCATGATGTCATCCCAGAGGTTGCGGGGGTCGATGTAGCTGTACACCTTCCCGTCGAACTTCAGTGGAAACTTTTCACCAGCTTCAAGGCACTGCATGAAGTGGTCGGTAATGCCTACCGAGATGTTGAACCCGGTTAGCTTGTCAGAGTTATGTTTAGCCCGGATGAACTCCTCGATGTCCGGGTGGTCTACACGGAGGACGCCCATCTGGGCACCCCGGCGATGACCGGCAGACGCAATGGTTTGACACACTGCGTCGAAGATAGCCATGAAGCTGATAGGACCGCTGGCTCTGCTGTCCAGCGTTTTGATACGGTCGCCTTTCGGACGGAGGCGGGAGAAGTCATACCCTATGCCTCCACCCCTACGCATGGTCTCGGCAGCTTCTGCTGCACGCCCCATGATGCTGTCCATACTGTCTTCGATTATGCCTGAGACAAAGCAGTTGTAGGCGGTAGTTACTCGTGGGCTACCTATTGCAGCCTGTACTCGGCCTGCTGGTAGGAAGCGCATGTCCATCAGGATGTCAGACAATTCGCGGAAATGATCCCTGCCATCGGTGAGGGCTCCGGCGATGCGATAGATGCACTCGTCGAAGCTCTCATTATCTAACCGATACTTCATGGCGTGGATTTCTTTGGAGATTGGTAATGACGGTCCACGCCAGTTCTTCATATCGTTTGATCCCTAGTTAAGAGTTGTTGTTGGAGCCCGTAGTACGAGGTCATCGAGTACGGGTGGTTTATAGTTGGGGCCTTTCAGAATTTTACCGTCGGCCCTACGGACGGGATTACCGTCCTCACCTAGCTTGGACATGTTAGACGCATGTACACGCTTGAATGCCTCATCGAAGGCATCATCGCCTACAAGGTCCAACACGGTGCTAGTCACTTCGTAAGCAGCGCTGACCGTGATGGATTCGTAATCGGGTACTTCCCGAAGGTCTTCAACATCTTCAGTCGTGGACCGCTCAAGGGCGGTGAGGAGGCCTGCACAGACGTAGGCGAGGTCTACACACTCCTTCAGTCGGTCTGCATCAGTAGATGCGGTGAGAACCTCTTTTGCTTCCTCGTAGATTAAGCCCTGCCACATGTGTAGGTCAGTAGATGCGTCGAAGAAGTCGAAGAATTGTGCTAGGCATTCTCGCTGTAGTTCCTCCAGTTCATCCGTCGGTTTTGTCATGTTACTTCCCATCGTTAATAGAAGCCTTCAGGACCCCCAAGAGTGCATATGCCATCCTCGGTGTCAGGACGATTAGCTGGAACTCATCATCCCCATCGTCCGGGTCTTCGTACTGTTGGAGGAGCATCTTCCCGTCTTCGGGAAGGAGGGAGACCTGTAGGTCTTCATGGTCTGCGTCATCAGATGTGATGCGGTAGTTGTAGGTCTGGTCTTCCAGGACTTCGAGAGTAATCATCGTGTGATCTCCACATCACCTTCCAAGTGGCGGATGCGGAACTCGATGTAGCGAATAGCCTTACGAAGGTCCTCGACACCGTTCTTATCATCAGCACGCATGCAGTACTTAACGACGTTACCCATCCAGAACGGCATGTCGTTGCGCATGATGAAGTTGATCGGCTCGATCTTCCACTTGGTGTAGTGAGACGGTTTGACGACAGCGTCGGTGGGAACGGCTTCGCCTGGCTCCTTAATCACCCGATTGGCCCAGTCCTCGAGGGTCTCAGCGCGGGCTACAGCGTCGGACATTTCCATCTGGTAATCCTCCTGAGCACAACGGCTGGTGATGTAGGGTTGCGGGGCATCGAGTGGGTAGGCGGGTTTACTTTCAGCCGCGATCGGCTTGCTACCGAAGTAGGACATGTGGACTCCATATGGTGAGTAGGTATATCGGGGGCAGATGTTGCAGCGGGTCTCGCTACATTTACCTTCGCTCTTTACGCAGTGGGTGTCGGCTTCCAAGGGATCACCTCCTGTTTCTCTTTGTTCCAATCGGAGGCTTGCAGGATGCGAGCCATGCGAGCTTGTAGTAAGGCATCGTCTTCAGTAAGGCCTGCCTTGAGGTAAGCATTGACTACAGAGGTCCAAGACAGTTCTTTGTTTAGAATGTCCGCTGCCTTCTTTGG